TTGGAGAAGTAACAGTAGGAATATCATAATGGCTATAACATATACAAATTTTTTAACACAAGTCAGAAACTACACAGAGGTAGATAGCAATGTTTTAACTGATGCTTTATTAGATCAATTTATCAGAAACACTGAATTAGAAATAGCTGGTGCTGTAGATTATGATGATCTTAGAAAATATTCTAATTCGACTACAACAGCTTCTAATAGATATGTTTCTATGCCAGCTGATTTATTGATTTTAAGATCTGTTCAAATTATCAGTTCAAATGTAAGAGCTTTTCTTCAAAAAAGAGACACTAGTTTTATTTCAGAATATGCTCCAAATGATACAGTGTTAGGGCAACCTCAATTCTATGCTAATTGGGATGAAACAAATATATTATTAGCACCAACTCCTGATCAAGCATATACTATTCAAATTAACTACATTAAAGATCCACCACATTTTGATAGTTCTACAAACACATTCCTTTCTCAACACCAGGAGGCTTTATTATTGTATGGAGTTTTAAAAGAAGCTTTTGGCTACCTAAAAGGCCCTGCCGATCTTTACAATCAATACTCGCAAAGGTACAATGAAAGTATACAAGCTTTTGCCCTACAACAAATGGGTAGACGAAGAAGAGGAGAATACGACAGTGGAGTTCCTCGAATTAAAGTTCCTTCACCGTCACCATAAATTTATAAGGAGATAACATGGCTATAACAACTAATGCAATCTGTAATTCTTTCAAAAAACAATTACTAGAGGCAACACACAATTTTAGTAACCCAGGTGGTAATACATTTAAACTATCAATGTACACTAACGCGGCTACTTTAGGAAAATCGACAACATCTTTTACAACTGGAAACGAAGTATCATCACCATCTGGTGGATATTCTTCTGGTGGTAAAGCACTTGTAAACACAGGAACATCTTTAGCTTCTAACACAGCTATCACAGATTTTTCTGACTTGTCTTTTACAGGAGTAACTATCACAGCAAGAGGTGCTTTAATTTATAACGATACTCCAGCTGGTGATCCAGCTGTAGCGGTTTTAGATTTCGGTGGAGATAAAACTGCAACTGCAGGAACTTTTACTATTCAGTTCCCAGCATTTACAACGAGTGCAGCTATATTAAGAATCGCATAACTTTAAGGAGGAGCCTGCTATGGCAAACATTACTAATTTGTTTTCTGTAGCGGGTTTTCCGTTAGGAGTTCTTCATGGCTAATACATGGGGAGCACAAAATTGGGGCACAGGAGTTTGGAGTGATCAAGACTCTTCAGCTGTTGGACTTTCAGGCATATCACTATCAGCAACATTAGGAACATTAGAATTTGCAGGCTCTGTAAATGGTTGGGGTAGAGCTGAATGGGGTTCAGGTGCTTGGGGTATAACTGGCTCTGTCCTTGCAGGTGGTCAATCTTTACAAGCAGACCTAGGAACTATATCAGTAGAAGCTTTAGTAGAAATTGGTTGGGGCCGAGGTGGTTGGGGTAACAGAGCTTGGGGAGAAACTTATTCTGTTTTACCAGAAGGACAACAAGCAACACTATCACAAGGAACTGCAGTCGGTAAAACAGATTTTACCGCAGTAGTTTCTGGTTTAGATTTATTAACGATTACTCAAGGTTTAAATTCAATACAAATTGATAATGATGTATTTGTATTTGCGTCTGAAGATCAAATAGATACAGCGATAGGAACGGTTCCATCAGTTACAGGGACAGCTTTAGTTGAACCAACTGGTCAATCATTAAGTACATCACTTGGTACGTTTTTAGTTGAGCCTAAAATACCTGTAGATGTTACAGGAGTATCAGCTTCATTATCCCTAGGTAGTATTACATTAATTCAGTCAACTAATGAGTCCGTAACAACAGCTGGATTATTAACAGGTTCGGTAGGTTCTATTATACCAGTTTCTATTTATGATGTTACAGGAGAATCTATAGCTAGCTCCATAGGCTCAGTAACAGCAATTGGAGAAGCAAATACTAACGTTACTGGTATAGGGTTGACGGCAAATATCGGTTCGGTTAATATTACGGCATGGAGTGAAATTAATCCTGGAGTAAATAATACATGGACCCCAGTTGATAGGGCTGCATAATTTTGTTAAAATAGGAGACATATGGCATCAAGTTATTCAACAGATTTAAAACTAGAATTAATGGTAACTGGCGAAAACGCTGGTACATGGGGTGATAAAACTAATACAAACTTAAATTTAATTCAACAAGCAGTCGCTGGTTTTGAACAAGTTACATTATCAAGTGGCGGAACTTTAGCACTTGTAATGACAAACGCGACTTTGTCAAATGCAAGAAACATGGTAATTAAATTTGCAACGGCTACAATCGCTGCAAGTACAGTTTGTACAATACCTGATGGCATCGAAAAATTTTACATCTTTGATTGCACAGGATTAACTAACCCATCAAATTTAACAATCAAAACTGCATCAGGAACAGGTTTTTCTCCTGACAGAGCAGCCATCTTTGCAGCATATGCTGATGGAACAAATTTAAAGGAAATATCTTTAGACACTTTAGGTGGAACTGTAGCTGCAGCACAAATTGCTGATAATGCGATTACAACTGACAAAATTTTACAATCAAATGTTACAACAGCTAAATTAGCTGCAAACGCAGTAACAGCAAATCAAATTTTACAATCAACAATCACAACTGCAAAACTTGCTCAAGACTCAGTTACAGCAAATCAAATTACACAATCAACAATCACGCAAGCTAAACTAGCTGCAAACTCTGTTGGTCCAAGTCAATTACAATCAACTGCGGTAACTGCTGGTTCGTACACTTTCTCATCAATTACAGTTGATGAAGATGGTAGAATTACTGCAGCTTCATCTGGATCTGTTTCTTCAGGTTCTTTCTACCCTGCAAAAATTTTTGGAAACACAGCAAGTTCTAACACTGAACCACAAGGAAATTCAGGAAACTACACAGCACCTGCAAATACAAATAAAATTGCAATGTTAATCGTTGGTGGTGGTGCTGGTGTTTCTAGTGTTTACAACACAGCTCACAGAGGAAATAACGCTGGTTACGGATACGTAGTAACTCCAATCACTCAACCTTACACAGCTTCTTGGGTTATTGGAACTAGAGGTGCCCCAGCAACAATCGGAGCTGGAAGTGGAAATGCTACAACTTGGAACACAAACGAGTTTGTTGCTAACGGAGCTGGAGGATCTGGTCCTTCACCTAAACAACCAGGTAACATAGACACTCCAAACGTTGGAACTCTTGTATTCGATTATTCAAACAACCCTGATATTATGCCTCGTATGAAAGATGGAAACCCTAACAATCTAAACCCTTTAATTAAAACTTTTATGTTAGCTCCATTTGTTGATTTCTCTACAGCTAACACTGGTACAGGAGGAATTGGTAACACTGCAACAGATGGTATGATTATGTTGTGGGAACAAAAAACAGGAAGTTAATAAATTATGGCATACGCTTTATTACACAAAGATCCTACTTCTCATAGACCTCTTGAAGGTTTAGCACTAACAGATGCTGACATTGATAATGTTAGAGAAAATCCAAGACATACTTACAGAATCGTAGAAATAACTGAAGAACAATATAATCAATTATTAAACGAAGAAAAAGTAATTCTTGAATACGATGGTACGACTTTAAATTTAGTTGATGAACCAGAAGGTAATACAAATTTTACAGAAGAGACTATGGCTGTTCATATACAAGCTCAAAAAGAATTTGCTCAAGATTCATTAAAATGTAACTGGAAAACAGAAGCTCACAAAGCAAAATTAAACGCACATATCGCTGCTCTTGATGCATTAGATATATCCACATTAATACCTTGTACAGAAGGTTTCTATAAAAAAGTACAAGAATTAGGACATACAGATATAATGCATAACTACTTAATGTAGTTGATTTCAAATCAACATTTAAGTATACAAAGGTATGCTTAATAAAATAATTGAATTTTCTGCACCAAAAAATTACGTAGATGATGAAATTCAAAAAGATACCTTTCCTGTTCCAGTAAAATTAAATATTCCAGATTGGTATAAAAAACTAAAACATGTTATGGGCGAAGGAACTGCAAAAGGTTGCATGCCTTTTTTAGATACTTTGACAACAGGTTACATATTAAAAGCACCTCAAGATTTACGTATTTGTCATGGGCAAGAAATAGAAAAAGAGGGAAGAATACAAAAATCAAGTAAACAAGAAGCTTCGATTAATAATGCAGGTTTACCTATAAATATTAATTATAAAGATCGTAATGAAATACAATATCCTAATCAAGTTACGGGGTGGCCTGATTTAAAAAATAAAAACCAAGGAGGTGTGATTCATAAGATTATGAATCCTTGGGTCATAAAAACACCGCCTGGATACTCATGTTTGTTTCTACCTGTATTAAATAATAACCCTGAAAAGTTTGAAGCTGTTCCAGGTATTGTAGATACTGATACCTATAATCAAGAAATAAACTTTCCTATTTTATTATCAGGTTTTGAAAAAACTCCAATTGATTTTGTAATTAAAAGAAAAACTCCTTATGTACAAATCATACCTTTTAAGAGAGAGTCTTGGCGTATGAAAATTAAAGAGATAAATCCTGAAAAATCTCTTTGGCGAACTTTTTTATATCACACTAAATTATTTAACATATACAAAACTTTTTATTGGAAGAAAAAGGATTACAGATGAATATTAAAGATGCTGTAAAAGTTTATGATGGTGTTATTCAACCTAATATATTAGAAGGTTTTATTACTTATTGTAAAAATAAAAGTTTTGAAAAAGCACATGTAGTTAAAAAATTAAGTGATGAAGAATTAAATAAAATAAGAAATGCAGAAAACTTTAACGTTTATACTAATACTGTTATAACAAATAACACAATAAACAATAAAATTTATACAGACATTCATTGGAAAAATATTTTACAAAACATAATAAAACTATGTAATCAAAGATATATACAAGATCTTAAAATTAAAGATAAATCATTAAGCACAATTAATGAAGTGTCTATTTTAAAGTATCAACCTGGTGGTCACTATATTTTACATAGTGATTATCACACTAAATTTCAAAGAGAGTTTAGTTTTATATTATTTGTTAATGATGATTACGAAGGTGGTGAATTACATTTTGCAGATCCCGATCATAAAAATGAAACAATTATAAAACCAAAAAAGAATAGAGTAGTTTTCTTTCCAAGTAATTTTATGTATCCTCATAAAGTTAACGCAATAAAAAATGGTACAAGATATTCGGTGGTAGCATGGCTAATGTAAAACCAACAGGACAATTTTTTGTAATGGACTTTTTCTTAAGTGAAGATGTTTTAAAAATTGTAAACACTTACAGTAAGATAAGGCATAATATTAATGAGCATGGTTTTAATGGTAATGGTGTAGGAGAAACACGTGTTCAAGGAGATCCTTTTTTTGATTCTCTCTTATTAAACAAACAACAGACAATAGAGAAAAAAATTTCAAAACATTTAAATTGTATGTCTAGTGTTTTTACAACTTACATAAACGGATCTGTTGAATCATTACATATAAAAAATGCAAAGTATCAAATGACTTGTTTAATAAATGTAGGAGACGATGGAACCTCTTGGCCTTTAATTGTTGATGATCATGAAATAGAATTAAAACCTGGATCAGCTGTTTTGTTTTGTGGCAACGTAATAAAATCAGGTAGAAAAGACTCTTTCAAAGGAGACCACATGTTTATAGTTGAACTTCATTATTGTGAAAACACTCCGTACACTATAGAATTTGCAAATGATGGTAGAAAAGATCTAGGAACTCCCCCTTTACAAAACGATGAAAATTGATATAAATAATTATGCACTTTAAACAATATGAAAATGGATCTTGTGAATGGATGTTTTCTGATCAAGAGATAGAAACTCTTAAAAGAAATAAAAAATTTACTTTGTCTGCTTCAGATCTTAAAAAAATATCAAATGATTTAATGGCTGTTGTCACTAAATTTCATTATTCTTTCGCTAAAGAAATACAGAAAGAACAGTCTGATGGTGGCCCTATAGATCTATCGAACAAATAGTTTATAACCAAGCTTATAAGTGGTATAATCTGTTATGCCTTTAGCTAAAGTAACTATAGCACCTGGATTTGATAAGCAATCTACACCTTCTGATGCAGAAGGAAGATGGGTTGACGGGGATAATGTACGTTTTAGATACGGAGAACCTGAAAAAATAGGTGGTTGGCAAGCATTAGTTAACAAAGAATTAGTGGGTGCTGCAAGAGCACAACACGTATGGGCAAACACTGCTGGTAAAAGATATGCTGCAATTGGAACTAATAAAGTATTAGTTATTTATTTTGATGGTGCCTTTTACGATATTACACCACTAGACACAGACAACTACTCAACAGGGGCAGACATAACAACGACCAACGGATCAGCAACAGTTACAATTACCACCACTGGAGCTCATAATCTTGAAGTTGGAGATATTATAACTTTTGCAAACGCAGGATCTTTTGGTGCAGATACAAATTACACAGCCACAGATTTTGATGATAAATTATTTGAAGTTCAAACCGTTTCAACAACAACAACTTTTACAATTACAATGCCTACAGCAGAAACTGGATCGGGAGAAACTAATGATGGAACTTTAGATGTAAGACCTTATGTTAAAGTTGGTCCTATAAATCAAACATCAGGATTTGGATGGGGAACTTATTTTTTTGGTGGACGACCTGTGGCAGAAATTACAACTACAATGAATAATAGTGGAAATATGTTAGTTGGTGCCACTTCAGTTGTTCTAACAGACTCATCTATTTTTCCTGCATCAGGCAAAATTAGAATTGGTTCTGAAGATATGGAATACACAACAAACACCACTGGAACAAACACAATCAGTGGAATAACTAGAGGCATAAACGGAACATCAGCAGCAGAGCACACTAACGGATCCACAGTGACTGATATTACAGAATACACGGGGTGGGGAGATGCTTCATCATCAAGCTCAGTAATTATAGAACCTGCTAATTGGTCGCTTGATAATTTTGGAAATATTTTAATTGCTACAGTGCATAATGGAGAAACTTTTACTTGGGATGCGGGTCCTACTAACGCTTTACAAACTAGAGCTACAATTGGATCAAGCATGCCAACTAAATCTGTAATGACCATTGTATCTGATAGAGATAGACATCTTTTTCATTTAGGGACGGAAACAACAGTAGGATCTCCATCTACACAAGACAAAATGTTTATTAGATTTTCTGATCAAGAAAGTACAAGTGTTTATGAACCAACATCAACGAACACCGCAGGAACATTTAGACTAGATGATGGAACTAGAATTGTTGGAGCGTTTAAAGGTAAAGATTATATTTTAGTTTTAACAGATACAGCTGCATATGAAATGCAATTTGTTGGACCACCTTTTACCTTTTCAATAAGAAAGGTTGGTTCAAATAATGGTTTACTCGGACAACACGCTGGAGTATTTGCTAATGGAGCTGTATTTTGGATGGGTAAAACTGGTGGATTTTATATGTACGATGGTACGGTAAAATCTCTTCCTTGCCTTGTAGAAGATTTTGTATTTACAACTGATGGTAACAACCCTGGTATTAATTATGATTCAGGACAATTGGTTTATGGTGGTATTAATGAGTTGTACTCAGAGATAAATTGGTTTTATCCAACAAGTGGGTCGGATGTTGTAAACAGAGTGGTTACATATAATTTTGATGAAGGAGCTTGGACAACTGGAACTTTAGACAGATCTACTTGGGTAGGATCAACAGTTTATGAAGTACCTTATGCAACAGATTACAACGCTTCTAATACACCAACTTTTCCAGTTGTAAGTGGAGTATCTAATGGTGCTTCAATATACTATGCGCATGAAATTGGAGTAAATCAACAAAATGGAGATGGCACACAAACTGCAATAACTTCTTTTATTAAATCAGGAGAGTTTGATTTAAATGGTAAACAAGGTGTACCAGGAGATGGTGAATTTATAATGAGCATTAGTAGATTTTTACCTGATTTTAAACGTATAAGTGGTAACGCTAAAGTAACTATATTTTTAAATTCTTTTCCACAAGGAACTACAGCAGCCTCTAGTCCTTTAGGACCTTTTACTGTATCAGGTTCTACAACTAAAGTAGACACGAGAGCTAGAGCTAGACTTGCAGCAGTTCAAATAGAGAACGAAAATTTAAATGAAAGCTGGAGATATGGAACATTTAGATTTGATGTTAGACCTGACGGTAGAAGATAATGGCTAAAATTACTATACAAATTCCTGAACCTAAACCTGTGTATTCAGAAGAGGATCAAAGACAAATTCAACAGGCCTTACGTACACTTCAATCTCAGTTGAACTTTTCATATGAACATGATATAAAAAATGATCTGAATGAATTTAACTATTTCTTATCCTAATGACTATACAATATAAAAATCAAGGAATAAATTTATCTACAACAGGTACAACCTCTGTTTTAACTTGTCCTACAAGTGCTACTCTTTTAGTAAAACAAATACAGGTAGATAACTCTTCAGGGAGTCCTGTAAATTTATCCGTGCAAGTTACAGATACCTCTGCTTCGACCACCTTTGCTATATCTAGAAAAGCCGTAGCGGCTAACACTGTATCAAATATAATTACTCAAACATTAGTATTAGAGGCTGGTGACATATTAAAAATGACTGCTGGCGTGGCAGATGAAATTCAAGGTATAATATCATACGCTCAATTAGACAGATCCCAAGAAAATGGTTAGTCCAAAAGAGACAATACATTTAGGTTTTAAAGTTTCTAAATACAAAACTCCTCAAGAACTTATTGATAGATTAAACAAAGACATTGATGAAAATTTAAAAAATAATAATCTTTTACCTGAAGTAGAAAAGTTAGCAGGAGAAATAAAAGAAGAGTGGAGTGTTCTTAAAATTTTACCTAAAGAATTAAAAATTTTTTTTGAAGAGTGTTTAAATAATTATGTGTCAAATGAAGTTCCTTCTTTAACCAAAAAAAAATGTACAGCTTCTTTTAACGCTTGTTGGATTAATGATCAAATTCAAAATGAGTATAACCCTGCTCATACTCACAATGGTAAATCAGCTGTAGGTCTAAGTTCTGTTTTATTTTTAAGAGTTCCAAAATCTATAACCGAAGCTAAACAAACTATAAATAAAAATGAAACAGTGAAAGATGGTAGGTTAGAGTTTATAGCAACCACACATTCTTACATGGGTTCTAATCAATATTTAGTTACTCCAGAGGTAGGTGACTTATATCTTTTTCCATATGAACTTCCTCATGTTGTTTATCCGTTTAAAGGTGAAGGTGTAAGAAGATCTCTAAGCTTCAATGTAGATATAGGAGTAGTTAATAATGGCTAAAAAGAAATCTGTATTTGGACCAAGTAATTATGTTAAAAGAACTCCTAAAAAAAGACCTGGTAGACACAACAAAAGCTGGTCAAAAAGAATACCTAGACGAAAACGTAGTCGTGGACAAGGAAGATAATTTATTGTAATAAATATTTATGACTGTATATCACAAAGTAAAATGCGAGACTAAAACTATTTATAGAAGTATAAAAACAGGAGAGCGTTATGAAACGGAAGAAGCTTTTTTAGCTGAACATCCAAAAGAAGATTTAGCAACAGACGTTGAAGTTCAAGTCCCTGATCTACCTATATTTAGTAAAACAAAAAAATAATGCAGCCTGATATTATTTTAAAGTACAACTTCCTACAGCCATTAATGTGTAGAAAATTAATTAGTCTTTTTAATGGAACTATGTTTTTAAAAATGAAACATGGAGAGAATAAAGAATTTATTGATCTAACAGATCGTAAATTTTTTAATCAATATTTTGATCCAATTAAAAAACAATGCGAAGAGATGGTTGGTTACTCTATAGATTGGTGGCAAATACAAAAATCATATACAGGAAATTCAATGAAAAACCATTATGACGATGCAAAAATAAGAACAATCTTTTCAGGTGTGATATATTTAAATGATGGTTTTGAAGGTGGTCAAACTTTTTTTGAAGACGGCACAATTATAGAACCCGTAGCTGGAAAAGCTTTATTTTTTGATGGTAAAAATTTGATGCATGGTGTAAACCAACATACAAAAGGAGACCGATACATAATAGCGTGTTGGTTTAAATAATATGAAACCATTAGGCGGAACAGAACTACAACATAATTTTTTAGAAAAATACGTATCTAAAGATTTGTTAAATAATTTTCAAATATGCACGTCAGTTCCAGGTAAGGTGCCTTTATCTAAAGATAAAATAAATATACTTTGGCAAAAAAATTCTTGGGATCAACCCAACTTACAAGATTTTTTCAAAGATCCTAAAAGACATAATGATTATGATTTTTATGTTTTTAATAGTCACTGGAATTACGAACAATTTAGAAAACAATTTAATATCCCTGAACATAAATCCACTGTGATTAAAAATGGTATTCCTAATATTAAATTAAGAACCCCTAAAGAAAAGAAAGATAAGATAAAACTTATATATCATCCTACTCCATGGAGAGGACTATCTGTTTTACTTGGTGCTATGCAACTAGTTAAAAATCCTAATATAGAACTAGATGTATATAGTAGCACTAAAGTTTATGGATCTGAATTTGAAAAACAAAATGATGATCAATACAAAGCTTTGTATGATCAAGCTAAAATTTTACCTAATGTAAATTATATTGGCTATAAACCAAATGAATACATATTAGAAAATCTACATACCTATGATGCTTTTGTTTATCCTAATATATGGGAAGAAACATTTTGTATATCTGCACTAGAAGCTTTAGCTTGTGGTTTATATGTAGCTACAACAGATAATGGTGCGTTGTATGAAACTTGTTCTGAGTTTCCTATATATGTTCCTATGGATAAAAACTTTAATAATTTAGCTATACAATTTGCATCAATTATTGATAGTATTCCTGATCAATTAAACGACAAAGGCTGCCAAATTCATTTAAAATTTCAACAAAACTTTTTTAATCATTTCTACAATTGGAAAGTGATAGCAGGGCATTGGACTGGATTTTTAACAGGAGCTTTAGATGCAAGACCCAAGTAAACCTTTATGGTTCAATCAACCCAATAAAGAAGAACCAAAACTTAAAAAGTTTTCTATATTTGTAGCAACTCCTTGTCATAGCGATGTATCTATTCAT